TTTTCTCCGTCACCAGATGTTAGTAACTGATTTGCTTGTAAACCTTGATCCGCACCAACTGCTGTTCCTAAATCAAATCTATATCCTGTTATTACGTCTCCCTTATGAAGTTTATATGTACTTGCACCTACAACTAAGTGTTGGTCGTAATCTTTTACAGCAACGTCGAATGTAGTTCCTGATCCGCCTTGCTCTGTTACAGACAAAACCGTACTTGCTGATGCATCAATAGGTGCTTCATAAAGCACTGTATTAGTAGCACCGCTTGGTTTTGCTGAAGCAAGTAGTCCTTGTTTAGCCATTGTTTATTAAAATCCAGAGTAGAAGAATTGTTGTTGTCTTGTCAGACCAGTTAAGTTGTTTGCTCCGATACCTGCACCGAATGTAACATCATCTAGTGTGACGTTTTCAGTAGATAATAGAGTAGCATCAGCGTCGGGGAACTTAATAGTACGAGGACCTGTTATACCCTCTGCAGATAACGTTACTTGACCTACAGTATTACCAGAAGTCGTAACGACTGGAGAGTTGAGAGTCTTGTTAAAAAGTTCTGCTGCAGACTTCTCAGTAATGAGCATATTATATGTGTCTGCACCTCTATTTAGACTATCTGTATTAGGGAATCTGAAGAGTTCGTTAGTTCCTGTGTTGACGTTAGCAACATTAAACGAAACTTTTTTAGTTGCGTCAGTATTGTCAACTAAAAGTAATCCTTCAAATAACTTGTTAGAGATAGTTTGAGTAGTGGTTGTACCAACAAATGTCATTGACAAATCAGGAACCGTAAGGGTTCTGTTTGCAGTTAGAGCAGAAGTATTGAAGATCGCATAGTTAGTTGCTGCTTCAGCGTTTGCTGCTAACTTCAAATCAACCAGAGTCTTTGTAAGTAAAGTCTGTTCTGATTTAGTATCAATAAGTGTTGATGCAGTAGCAGTAGGTTCTGCAGTAGTTGTTACTGTACCTGCGTCAGGTAAGAAGTAAGAACGTCTTGCACTAATAGTATCTGTCCAGTTGATTTGAAAGATTGCCTCTTCTGTACCATCAACAAGAACAAAATTATCCTCATCAATAAGAATAGTTTTATTCGTTAGCGTCTGCTGAGTATCAGAACCAACAACCGTAGTTCCGTTACCACTAGTAATAGCGGGAAGGGTAAAGATACGAGTGTTAGTACCAGTACCAATGTTAGAAACTTCAAATCTTGCTCTAGGACCTTGTGCATCTTCTAGAACAAACGTTTGGTCAGATATAATAAAGTTACCCGTAACCTTGACAGCACCCGTACCTTTCGGTGAGAGAACTATATCAGTGTTATTGGCAACATCATCAACAGCAGTGATGTATAATGATGTACTGCTGTTACCATTATCAATACGAGTACAGTAGAAACCACCATCACCGAAAGCAAGACCTAGTTGATCGTATGCATTTTGATACAATCCACTGTCTCTGTCCAAGTCAAATGATAAACCAGGAGCAGTTTTTGTGCCCTGTGCTAGTCCTTTGAATAACTGATTAATTTTTGCCTTCCTGTTCGGAATCAACGGATCCGACACTACGACAGGAAGAATCGCTTCTCCTGACAGGTTTGCGTCAGATATTGTTTCCAGTTGTGAAATCTTTCTGGTTCCCACGAATAATCACACTTACTATGCTACAAGGTTATTTATACAAGAAAGTTAACCGCCTGTTAAGTCCATGTCTTCTTCCTCTTCTGTTTTGTATGCCCATTCGTCTGTATGTCCCACTGACCACCATTTTGGTAGTGTTTCAACAGCATAATTTTGTGTGCATACTTTAAAATCTGGTTGTTTTAGATTATTATTATCTATCAAACTATTATCAAAAAACTGACATCTGTTATTAGGTTGTGCAGCAAACTGTCCGTTGTCTAGTGCTATGATATTAAATGTCTTATGTTCTGGATCATGCTCTGAGAAATTTACATCTAATACAGAGAAGTCAGGATGTGCAGTGTCAATAGTAAACTCATACTCTCCTGCGTGCATTTTCTTATCCTTACCAAAGAACTGACATCTACCTAGTATAGGTTTTTCTACAACTGTAATATTATAGTCAAAGCAATCCCATAGTTCTAATACATCTAATGGTAACTGATCATCCCAATCTATATCTGGTTTCCACACAAATGCACTGAGTGGTAACTTATCAAAGAGTGCACCATAATCAGTTAGTAATGTCTCGAAGTACAATGCTTTTGCTTGTATACTTCTAACTGAGATCCATAAACCTGGTGTCAGTTCTCCATGCCCCTTTTCAAGATCATAAAGATATTCTTTTTTCACCCACACTTTCCTTGGAGGTAAAGGATGTACTAAGTATGCCATTTTAATTTAGTTTTCAATACTTGTAATCGTCTTTTTGCACGACGAAGTGCTTGAGGTTTTAGTTTCCTCTTGAGTTCTTTCTTACTGTGATGTTGCCAATTAGGGATTTTCATCTTTAAATTTACAAAATCTGTTGAAAGTTCTTCTCATTTCGTCATTTGACATATCTGCATATTCTGCTGCTTCTGGTAGATTCCATTTGCAACGATATAACATATCTATCGCATGACGTGTACTAGGTCTCATTTTCTATCAGCAAGTCTTAGTTGATGATAAACTAATACAAAAGCATCACAACGAGGGCAAGATAGATTTGTTTCTATCTCATATTCAGAACCTTCTGGTGCCTCATTGTCTCCACCCCATATTAGATTTGGAAACCCGCAAGACCAACAATTCATGGTGTTTGTCCTATACCTTGATTACTTATAAACTGTTTACGAAACTCTTCAACTTGTTCTTGTACTTCTGGTTCAATAGGAGAAACTTCAGCAACAGGAGTTACCATCACTGATGATCCAGTTTCAAGTTTTACTTTCCAACAAACTCTGCTAGTTTCGGTCAAACTAGTAATAAATGCGAGGTTATCCTCGTATTGTCTCATTGTAATGTCGATTGGTCCAATCATTGTTCAGCAAATGTGTAAGTAATCATCTCAGTATCTACAATGTCAGCAATTTCACTGCATGCTGCAGTAAAATCTTGTGCTCCTTCTAGATTGTGGGGAAACTCCATGAGTCTATCATTACCATCAGTATCTAATACTGTAATAGTACGTTTTGATAGGTTGATAAAAACATGGATGATAAAGGTTTCGTTCATGATTCTATTATATGATAGAACAATAAACCTGTCAAGTTAGTTTAGGTAAATTGTTTTTGCAGTTACTCTGAATGTTCCTGTTACGTCAGTATCCATATTTCCTCCAACCTCTATACTATAATTCTTAGTAATATTATGAACTGCTCCTTGATCTCCTTCTACAGTAAGAAAATGCCCACCTTCTAGCACATCTGTTTTCATACCAGTAGCACCACATTTAGTATTGATAGGACCATTTAGGTTAGTAGTTACAATCGGTGGCACTTTCATATGAGGTGATGCGGGTAAAACGTCAGTTATGATTTGTCCATAGCAAACTGTAGTAATACCAGGTTTCTTCGCTTTATCATCAACTGGTTTGTTGATATAGTTAAACATATTTGGTGTAGTATTTGTGATTGTCTTCATCGAAGAAATCAAAGTATCACCTTTACACATAAAATCTGCTTTTTCTGTTTGTAAACTGTAATCATCTAAGATTCCTTCAAATTTCTTAGCACCCATTTTTATTTTTGATGCCTGTGCTTGAAATGTTGCACCTGATACGTTGAAGTCTAAGTCTGAGTTAAATGTAATAGTATGTTTTTGTACTTTGTCCTTATCTTCTGCAGGTTTACCATTTTTGTCAACTTGTTTTGCTGCACCAACAGCATCCATAAAGAATCCACCACCAACTTCAATATGACAATCACCAGTAACTTTCAAACGATAGTCACCTTCAACGTTTACAACCTTATCACCATCAATATTTGAGCATTCATCACCCATGACATCCATAGTGTGATTACCTGCGTAAGATGTATGGTCTGCAACTAAGTTACCAGTATCATCATTTGAACCACCTCTATTACTCTTCTTATATGCTGCTAACTTTTGATCTATCTCCTCTTGCGTAATATCTGGATTCTCATCCTTGATCTGTTTAAGGAACATATATTCAGCATATGTGTTGTTGTTTATATTAATAGATGTATGAACTGTACCACTAGGTTCTCTGACAACATGTGCCTGACGACCTGGAGTTCCAATATGCTGAGTGTATCCACCACTAGTAAATGTTGTTATTGCCTGTAAATATGGATCTGCTTTATTAAATACTTGATCTAAGATTCCTGTACCTGCACTTTCTCCCGCACAAGAACCTCTTTTACCTCTAATTTTATTAATATTTTCTAGTTCTTCATCACTACAACTTGTAACACCAAATAAAGGATAAAAACCATTCTTTGCTTTACCACCATTAGGTTTTCTATCACACTCATCACCAGAACCGATATTTGAAAATAATGCAACTAATCCTGTTAACCCTGCAAGACCATTTTCCATTAAGTTGGTTCCTGGTTCAAATATTGAGTCTCCTTTCTCCCATTGTGATATTATATCCTTTACACCACTTATTCCTTCAGTTGTTGTTTTGACTGTAGAAATAACTTTTTTCATATCAGCAAGCACATTTTCTACATTACATACTATACTATCAATGATTGTTTGCACTCCTTGTAAAAGCATTTCTGCTTTACTAAGAAGACCATTTAACATATTATTGATTAAACCCTCAATAGTTGCCATAGGAGAGTTAATAAAACCTGCTATCTGACCATCAATAGCACATAATCCAGAAAGTAATGATGTGATTGCTTTTTGAAGTGCATTTTTTGCTGCAAAAGGAACTGAACCAAACAAACTACCTAATAAACCACTTAAAAAACCACCTAGTTCATTAACAAGGTTTGAAGTTGACTGTCTGATACCAGATACGACTTGTGTAAAGATAGCACCCATAAAGTTTTTCAACTTTCTGGTCAATTTTTCCATTGTAACTACTTTACCAGAAACAATGTCGATAAAGTTACCCGAATCTTCAGTAGCAACTAATGTAGAAGAACTATCTACAAGATCTTCCATAAGATAACTTAGTTTTGCCTCTACAGACTTCCAAGGTCCACCAACACCATTTGCAGTAGGAATAGGATTTTCTGGATTTCGACCTTTCATGGTATTACCAGAACTACCTGATAATACAGTTCCAATATTCTGTGCTGATCCTATTCCTCCACTACCAGCTTGAGTTACGTTACTACCTCCAACTGCAACCTGTGTATTTCCTTCTTGAAGTTGGATGTTAGTATTCTCATTACTATTAGTATCAGATGTCCTCCTGATTGCAGGATTTACTACGGGTGAATCTATCTCTTTACCCGTAAAAACAAATGTATGTTTCTCAGGATTTTCTGCTTTTTTAACACGCAAAACACCGATAACTATTGGCATTTGAGCATCTTCACCATCCATGAAGAATCCCATAACAATAGCACCTGGTTGTAGTTGTCCAGAACTCTCACCTTGACCTGCGTTACCTGCTTGACAGGTATGTTGTAATACAGTTGCCCACGGTAGTGCTTCGGTAGGAAGATCAGCAGTCGTTCCACCTCTTACGTTGGTATAATAACCAAGCACACGAACTTTACACCGACCTAGTTCCATTGGATCTTCGATGTCTTCTACTTCCCCAATCCACCAATAAAATCCGTCTTTACCGACGAAATTGGTCTTAGGTTCATTTAGGATTCCTTCAACTGTTTGCATTTATCTGCATACTTTTGATTATTTAGACAAAAACCTCAAGGGTCAAAATTTTGGCGGGATTTTTTTTCGGCAATTTTTGAAACTAAAAGTCGTTTTTGGTTCTGACAAACTTATAGATGTTGTTGCTACCCCACACCATTTGACCTCCCTTGTATGCTTGGTCAAAGCTATGCAACTTGTCCCCGAACAAATGCATCTGGGATTTGATTGTGACTCCGTTGTGCACACAGTCTCCTATGATATTACCATGCCATGCAAGATTATCATATTTGAATAGCATACCACACTCTTCAGATTTATTCCACTCTAAATCGTAGTTTTCGATTAATACTTCTGTCTCAGATATATCGACTTTCTTGTGATACCTTTTGCGATAGGGTCTACTGGGTCCATCAGTCCTGTAGTAATTTTGTGACTGAAACCCCCCTTCTATCTCCTTCCATTCCATAAAAATAGTTGCATAGGTTGTAGGAGATGACTGTGCTTGATTTTGATTTGTCCAGAGTCCTAGTAGATAGTCCTCAATCGTCATACACTAAACATTCTGGTTCGTCTGGATGCATCTCACAGAATAGTTCTAATGCATTAGGATCATGGTGATCTCCTGCTACTATCTCATCGTGATGATGCTCTGCATAGACTTCAAGTTCATGTAGTTCGACTTTAGCATGTCTGCGTGCTGCAGGTGATGCAAGTGGATTGTCTAGGATTGCTTGGTCTGCTTGGATGTGTTCTTCTATTGTTTTCATTGTTGTACCTCGTTGATACAAAACTATTTATCAAAGTATAGCGTCTTTCATGAGGAGCATTTCCGAAGACATCGTATCTGGGGTTCCTTTATGTGCTATTGTTACAATCATGTAACGTCCACTAAACCTTTTGTCAGTCTTGATTTTATCACCAGACTTTTCAGTTGTTGGCATAGTGACACTCACACCTGACCCTGCATAAAGATCTAAGTTACCAGGAACTGATATTTGAAGTTGAGTATTCTTCAATGACTCCTGTCTTAACCATGCATACGCTTGCATTTCTACAAGTGCCTCATAGTTCTTTGCAGATTCTGGTTTACCACCAAAGAACTGACTTACGGTGCTTACTGTCTCTTGAACTACGTTTTTCTTGACATCAAAGTTTTGGTTTGGAAGTACAGCATAGCGCATTCTTTTGGGTGCGTCAATCAATGTTTTGTAATCAGAACCAACTTTTGCTATAGGATTGACTGCTTTCTTACCACCCAAATGTGACATAGTTTTCCACATTTCGGTAGTTTTGTATGTGTATTTGTCTAGTGGTAGATCGGCACTCTCACCACCCATCTTGGAGTTAGTCACATCAACTGGGTCAATACCCATACTAAATCCTGTCCATGCTCCATGTCTTAAACCCATCAAGAAGTTTCTCTCCTCTGGAAAAACTATAGTATCAATTTTAAACTGATCGTTTGCCCCATCATCAGTTTTCTTTGGTGAGTAGATATATTCATACAACCTTGAAGTTCCTTTATTAAAGTCTGTCTTCTTAGTAGGTTCTTGTTCATTAATAAGATCAATCATGTTATCAATAGATTTAAAATGATATCCTAGTGCGTTTTCATAAAAAGTAAATCCATTTTGAAAATCACCACCAGATTTTTTCTTTCTTACTGATCTATTAGCTACCCAATAGATTGTGTCCAGTGGTCTCCAGTTACAAGCAACAAATGCATGTTTTGTTAAAGTTTCTTCTGCAAATATTTTTTTCCTACTTCCTAGATAACTGTTGTTAGTTACTAGTTGTTTAACAATACCAGATGCTTCATTGTTTTCAAATATGATGCTAGAGTTACCAAATACATTAGTCACCTCATTTTTTACAAACTCATCAGAACAACAGTTGACCACAAATACCTCTGTAGTTTGTTTGATTCTTTGTCTACTGTTGATATTATATGATCGTAAAATATACGTTCTCTTTATTACAGATCCATTCACTACGAATTTTATTTCTTCAGATCCAGTAAAAATATTTGATATCCCTGCAGTATCTTCAAAGAAAAATGTTGCTTCTATTGTGCCCGACTCTATACTTTCATAGACTTCCCATGCTCTTAGAAATGCTACGAGATTATATCCACCATCAGATGATTTGAGTTGTCTACCCTCTCTGAATACTGATATGTTTACGGATATGTCACCCGCATTAACTCTTTCTACACTCATTTAACAACCCCCCTAGTGAAGTTGTTGTTAGAGTTTAACACACTTGCTGTAGTTTTCAACACACCATTCTGTAAATAAGTTCCCTGACCAGGCATTCCTTGTACAATATCATCTCCTCCACCTCCACCTCCCATGGAGTTGATCTTTGAGTTTGCTTGTGATATCGCAGCAACATTTTGCTCATTGATTTGAATAACTTGCTCTGCAGTTGCATTCATATGTGCCATCATAGCATCCCTTGTTTTATTTGCTTCACTGTTTCTACCCTGAGTTACCTTTTGTATGACTGATGATCCCGCACCTTTCACTTTGTTTATCAGTTTACCGATAACATTTAGTTTCGTTTGATCCTTAAATATTTGGAACAACTGACCCATTCCACCTTTTGCAGGAGGTGTAACACCACCCTCATCAAACTTAGGTATAGTAAGTTTAGGTAGAACACCACCTGTGGCAAAACTATAATTTGGTGAGACTGGTGTAGAAATATTAGGTGAATAAGTCTGCGTGTATTGTCCACCTTGAGCAAACTGTTGTATAGGTGAAGAGATATTTAATGAAGGAAGTGGAGGTACATTGAAATTATTGATCACACCACCTTCAGAAAACCCTTTGACAGGTGGTTTTACATCAGGGAGATCAAACTTTGGTATTGATGGAGGTGATACATTTAAAACACCACCTGTAGAAAACTGAGGTGTTGAGAAATGTGGTAGTGATTGATTAAATGGTACAAGACCACCTTCACTGAACGTTGGTATTGATAGTTTTGGTACATCTAATAGACCACCCTCAGAAAATCCAAGTTTAGATGCCTCTTGCATCCTCCTACCAGTCAGATCAGGATCTTTTCTTGTAGCAGGAGTATCAAATGGGACTATAAATGCTCCACCATCTGCTTTCTGTGAGACATACTCTGTGCCATGACCTATGAATGATGTGCTTCTACCACCATCAAGTGACACAGGATAACCAGACTGAGGACCTGATATCCATCCACCTTTTGCAAATCCTTTGAGTTGTCTTACAGTCTTTGAAACAGGTGCAGGTTTAGGAAGAACACCACCCTCTGACATTCCAAAGAATTTTAAACCTTTACTGAGCATCTGTTTCTTGAGGATGCCTATCAATATCTTGACACCACTCGTAATCATCTTAATGGTCTTAATAGGATTCTTCAAGAATCCTATACCTAATACTATTGTGCTTAAACCTAGTAATGCTTTACCAAATCCTAATAACTTTTGCCACCAGTTAGTCTCACCACTCAACATCATATACAAACCATCAAGTGTCTGGGTGATTCCAAACTTTGTAAAATCAAATATAAACTTACCAATCTGACTAAGAACTTTGACCAATGTAACTAACTTCTCTTTATTTTCTGGTTTAGCCAACCACATTAGTGCAGGTACAGCAATCGCCATCTTTAGCATGTTACCTAGCATGCCTAGTATTCCTTCTAAGAAACTACCACCTGCTTTCGTAACACTCTTCGCAAAATTTACGAGTGGATTCCCTTTACCTTTCTTTTTCTTTGGAGTTGTAAACTTCTGTTCTTTCTTTGGTTTACTCTTTTGTCTTGCCTCAAACTCTGCTAGTTGTGCTTCTTTAAGTTTCTGTACGGTATCCATGATACCATTTACAGTAGCACCTAAAGCATTGATTGCTTGTGTATTCTCATTAAAATGTTTAGTCGCACCAAAAGGATTGGAACCTTTACCTTTAGGTTCCTCAGTCCCAACAAACTTATAAGTGTTGAGTTTCCCTTTCTTTTGTACTGCGGGTTTTGCCATTATAATCGTCTAGTAGATATGGAAGACATGTACGCTACTTTTGTTCCACCGCCAGTATTTATTGCTACTGGTGTAGGAATAGTCTCTAACTTTGATATTACTATAGGTATTGGTATCATGTTACTGAATGCACTTGCCATTGCCATTTGATCTGACAAACCACCTGCACTAAAGTATGCAGGTTGTGGAACTCTTAAGAGTCCACCACTTGCCATCTCTTCTTTTACATTTTCTGCACCTGTGCCTTCACTACCATACTTAAGTAACTGTTCTTCCCTAGTCATTTCTTGGAACGCTTGATATTCTTCCAAAGAAACTTCATTACCATTAATATATGCTTTACCATCACCATAAAGATCAAGTCTAGCAGATATTTGTTTTACATTAGTAGTTACTGTTTCACCATCAGGACTTACAGTATCACCATCCCCAGTTTCCTCCTCTTTCTTCTTACCTAATACCATGTTAGTGATAGTACCTAAGTCTGGTAACTTTTCAAATATACTATCCATTTGTGTTTTTAATCCACCCAACCCTATTTTATTGACAATAGCTTCTTCACCTGCTTGAATTTGTGGAACAAAATCTCTAGCAAACATGTAAGCATCCAGACCCATTGATATTGGAGGACCTGCTGCGTTACCAAAAGCACCAGACAAATCAAGTATACCAGAAGCACCTTCAATTAATCCACCTATAGAATCTCCACTTGCCAATCTATCATAAGCAAAAAGCATGTTAACAAAACCACCAAGGATAGGTACTGCTTTTCCTCCTATCTTTTTCATTAATCCTTGACTACCTTCTCCACCAAATTTCTTTAAAACTTTTGTTATCTTATCATATCCAGGAATCTTTTGCAGTTGTCCCATTATTTTGCCACCAATCGATTTCAATTTCTTGATAGCAGGTTCCAAATATTTTAGTGCAGGTTCTAAAATCTTTTTCACCACTGCATCTTTGGCTCTCTTTGCCATCTTCTTAAAGAAGTTACCAGTTGATTCTAGGGCACCCATAAACTTGCCCTTTAATTTTTTACCTGTTGATACTATATCATCAAACTTCTTCCGTGCAAACTTTGATAGATCCTGATATCCTTGAGCAATAGCTTTAGTAAGTTTTTCACCAAGTTCTTTGACACCAGGTATCTTGTTTATTTGATTCTGAGCAAATTTTCCTACCTTCTTTCCAAGGTCTTTAAAGAAACCTATAAAATTTTTAACAGGTTTTGAACCCGCGACGTCATCAATTTTATCACCAATCATCCTCTGGATCTTGCCTTGCTTTGTTTTCTTAAGTGCTACGTCTGGATCTACACCATTAGCAACTTGCTTTTTATAATCAGCAATCTGATCACTGTTTAAACCTTTCTTCTTAAGTTCTATCTCATCGGGAGTTGCCTTCCTGACTTTACCATCTTCTAATACTTCATCAGGGTTTAACTTCTTCTTTGTCTTTGGATCGATATCATCAGGTTTTTTATTTTTGTTTTTTGGTTTGTCTCGATCAAGGAAGTCGCTTATCCCTTCGTATGCTTTCAGTAACAATAAGTTTGCACCTATTGCTGTAGCAATCTTACCAAATCCTAATAGTCTCTCACCTATACTCTTCTCTTTACCAAACAACTGATCAATAGCTGTCATGGTAGCATCAATCAGTTGCCCTGCCCAACCAAACAGTTTCTTAAATACAAAGGATGCTTTCTCTATAAAATCCCTAATTTTTTCAGTGTTCTCTGGTTTAGAGAAGTACTCCATCAACTTATAAGTTGCTGCTGCAGCAGCAATAGATGCCAAAGCACCACCTACAGGTCCTAAGAAACCTAGTAGGAAACCTCCCATGCCTTTGCCCTTTTTAAAGAGAGACATTTTTGGTTTCTTCTTTTTCTTAAACTCCTTCTCCGTATCTTTATCTTTACCACTCTTATTAAAATCATCTACCTTCTTACCTTCCTGCCTATCCTCTGCTGCCTGATCTTTGTCTAATCTTTTTTGTCTACGTTCATCCTTTTCATCATTGAGTCTAGTCTTTCTAAACGCTTCTGATATTTTAACTAGATCAGTAGTAATATTACCAACGCTGTTAAGAGTAGAACCAAGTTGATTCGCAGCGAATATATTAGTATTCACAGCCTTCTTCAACGCTCCCTTCACTGATTTGGAAGCGTTACTCTTAACTTTTTTGTAAGGCACTAGTTTTGCCACTACTTTTGTTGCTCCTTCATGCGTTTTTCTTCTTCTTTAAGGAACGAGATTAACATGTCAACATATAGTTCCTTTTCCCAAGGCATGAGATTATCTATATGCTCAATGTTCCACTTATGGTGGTGCATCAATGCAAAGTTCCCCTCATAATAAGATTGAAGACTAGTATGCAGTAGAGCTAAGCGAAAAAAGACGCTAACCCTTCTAACACTACGTCACTTTCTTTTCCTGTGTTTGGATTAGTGACCTTGATAGTATGAGTCAACTTGGGCATGGTATCAAAAAACTTCTGAACCATAGCAAACTGTGCACTGTTCATGTCGTCAAAGAACTCTTGGATCTCATTCGGAGGAACTTCTGCACACACATATACTTGATTAGGGTCTTGAATAGTTTTTATACAGGACGCTGCCATTTTAAAAACTTCATCAACACGGTTTTCGTCTTCATCAGTAAAGTTTGCGGTGACAAACATGTCCAGACTAGGATAACCCATTGTTATAGAACATTCATCAGATAATTTTATCTCTGCCTTATGTCCTCTAGTCTTTTTAACTTTGATTGTATCTAATGGAATAGATACGTTTACAGTTGTCACATTATCATCAGGGCAAGTAACAACTACATCTACAGTCTCTCCTACAGATTTGCATCTGATATTAAGAAAAAGATATTCGATATCGAAGGTTGCTAACCCCTCTACGGTTGTCAAATCCGTACAAGATATAATAATGTTTTTGATTGCCTCAATGATATCTGACTGTTCGCCAGTTTCAGTAGCAAGCAATAGTAACTTCTCTTCTTTTACAAGGAATGGTCTGAAGTTCACTGTTCTACCGTCAGACGGCAGTTTCAATTTGTACTTAGGTACATTTAACTTAGGTAATGCCATAAATTATTTCACGTCATATTTTATTTAGCAGACTACGCTGAGAAGGATCCTGCGAGGTCAAAAGGTCTTACTTGTCCTGCTAAGAATGTTTGACCAGATCTTGTAAAGGTATTTAAAATTTGACTACCCTCTTGGAAATCTCCTAGAACTCCACCAAAGGGAGCAGGGACTGTCATAAAGAAGTTATTACCTGGATCTGTAATCTCATCTGGTGCATAGAATCTATATCTTTCATAGAAGAATCCTATACTCAAAGTCATCTTGGTGTTTTGTTCATTATTTAATTCTATAGAACCAATGTTATATGGAAATACATTTTGCATCTCCCAACAACCAGTCAGTTCTCCTAGATTATTAAACCTAATATCTAAGTTAGATGTGTAACTATTTGTCTCCCATTTGTATATCCTTACTCTAGGTGCAGTATATCTTTCATAGAAATCAACGTACTGATTGGAATCTCTTGTGATTCTACTCAACCATGTTTCAAATATTGCTCTCGTATATTGTGATCTAGGTATAGTAAACTCTATACTCATCTCACTGAATGCTTGGTTGGTTGCATACTTTACAGATGCACCTGGTGGTTGAAACTGTGCAGTAGTGAGCTGTCTACTAGGTAGATTCACAGTGTTTGCATAATAATCTAGTAAGTCAGCAGCAGTTCCCTTTTCTAAAGTCAGAGTTTCACCTCCACTACCACCTCCTAGAGATGCTGACTGTAGTATCGATGGAGTTGAAAAACTAACCGACCACTTGTTTAATGTAGCAGGTGTGTTCTTACTATTCTTAAGCATGTTGCTAAGAAACCCACCTACACCATGCATAGGAGCGACTTTTCTAGCGTTCTGCGGACTAGGGATTGCCATTATACTTTAAGTTCCTTTTCAGTGATTAACATAAACTCCCAAGAGTGATCTTTACAAAATTCAGTTGCTGCTTTCCATTTCGCTTTATTAATATGATAGGTAACAACCTCATTTATGTATCTCTTTGTGTTTCTTTTTTGAGGTTTGGGTTCAAGGGTTTGCTTGAATGGTTTTACCTCTACCAGATACTTTCTATTCTGTATTTTGACATAGAAATCTGGAAAATATCTGTGACGTTTACCATCAGCAGGTGAGATATATGGAATGATAATCTCCTCACTACCCCATTCTTGTACAGATGTTGTATAGTCACACCATTTCATGAACTTATATTCCCAAGATGACCTATAAATAATATTATTGGGGTCACCTTTATACTTTCTAGGATAAGAAGGTCGATATTTTCCTTGATACCTCATAAATATAATATAGATTCACATAGTATTTAGGAAAAAGTAGTGAGTGTTTTAAAATATCCATATAGACCAGTGTCTCCAGAAGGAAGGGATGAAGAATATCCCACGGAGGCGACTGACTATGTTATGTTTCATAGATACAGAATAAGTTATGATGATGAGGCAGACGGTTATAAAGGATTGAACGTACCGAACAGCAAAATATTAACAGATGATAATAAGGAGAGAGTATATATAGCAATGCCAAAGGGCATATCAACTTCATATTCACCATCATATAGTAAAGTTGATATGGGTGTAGCAGGTGTCATGGCATCAGCACTAGCAGGAGAAGGAAGCACAGGTGGTTTAAATTTTGATAAAGTAGCATCAACAATAACAGCAGGTGCACAAGCAATCTTGCCAGAAGCAACTGCTAATATGATATCAAAGGTATCAAGTTCTCTTAACAACTTATCAGGTGGAGGAGGAGGACCGAGTGCAAATCAGATAACTGCGATAGCACAAGGTAGAGTGTTCAACCCATTCTCAGAACAAATCTTCAACTCAATGGGTTTTAGAAGTCATAACTTTTCATTTAAATTATATGCTAGATCAAAAAAAGAAGCAAAAGAAATAAGAAGGATTGTAACTTATTTAAAAGAAGGTGCTGCACCTAAGATTGCAGGTGGTAGTGCAAACTTGTTTGATCTTGGTGATGGTGATGGATTAGCAAATACAGAGGGTCTTAGTCAAGAACAAGCACAGCAAAGAAATCAAGAGGTTCTTGATAGTATTAATAACCTAGGTGAAACATTAAATCAATCCAGATATTTTGAAGTTCCAGATAAATATAGGATAAAGTTTGTGAGAATGAGTCCCAATGTAGGATCTTCTACAATAAGAAATCCAGAACTAATGTTCAAAGTAAATGATTCAGTATGCACTGGGATGAGTGTTAACTACACACCTGATGGGCAATACACATCATTCAAAGATATAGAGGGTCTTGATGGTCATATTCATGTACCAGTCATTCAAATTGATATGTCCTTTACAGAAACAAAGGTTATCAGTCAAGCAGATCTAAGAGCAGGTTACTAATGTCAGCATATTTTACTTACTTTCCAAACGTTTATATTGGCGAAGGTGTCAGCGAAGATGAGGCATACAAATATCGTCTGGTAAAAAATATATTTCGTAGAGTTAAAGTCAGAGAAAATCTAGATCAATATGTAACAGGTTTTGAAGCATATTCAATATCAGATATTGATACACCATCATCACTAGCATATAGATTGTTTAGAGACTCTAAGTTAGACTGGGTTATACTCCTAGTAAATAATATAACTGACTTCTATGAACAGTGGCCAAAGAATAATAATGACCTACTAAAATTTGTCCAAGAAAACTATACTGATCCAGATGCTGTTCATCATTACGAAACAAATGAGGTAACAGACGGAGACATTATAATAACAAAGAAAGGTATAGAAGTATTAGATTCGTTTAGAACTGTGATGCCAGACGGAACTACAAAAACTGCAGAGCAATCAAGATATCCAGTAAGTAACTATGAACATGAGGTATATCAGAATGAGTTAAAGAGACAGATACTATTACCTACAAACTCACTAGTTGATTTAATGATAGATGAGTTTGAAGATCAGATTGCATATGAACCTCATCCAGAATTAGATGATGTAAACAATAAGAAAACCCCACTGTCTATTGCAGCGAGGTTTGTTGATGTTGCAGGTTTTGTCAGTGCGAGTGTATCTAGACAATCAGCAGCAACTAGCACAACTACATTTGACTATGGTCCTACTGGTTCTGCTGTTACATCAGGCAGCGTTGGAGTCGCAACCTCAACAGACACAGCAGCAGCAACAACTACAACTACATCAACCACGACTAGCACAACTAGCAGTACAACTAGCACATCTAGCAGCACATCTAGCAGCAGTTCATCATCTAGTTCTAGTTCTTCTAGCAGCAGTAGCAGTGGTAGTAGTTCTTCTTCTGGATCTTCTGGTTCATCAGGATCCTCAGGTGGAGGATACTATGGTGGCGGTTACTAGTAATATATTGCCTTTAAAAATAAATTCTTTAGATAGTACAGGATTACCTAGGAGTTCTAGTTGCAATCCATCGGCATCTACGAAGAGGTCGTCTTCCGCTTCCTTTCTACAATGCTGCCAGTAATATGTGCCATCTTCTCTTCGATATATGTAAGAAGTGTTGTGTGAATCGAGGGTGAACATTGCGATACACTCTTGTTTGTGTTGCCAACAGGGGTCTTCTGCTCGTCTTTCATATTCAGTCACCAGTTGTGAATAACCCCCGCAATAATAAAGCAGTTAGTAGTGAGATAAGAGAGGAATATAATAGACCGTACCACAACAACGTGATTGTCATATTTTTTGGTTCGCTCGTCTGAGAATGATCCGAGTGCATACTTCCATATCCTCCATAGTTTAGTCATAAAAAATCTTAAGGGTCAAAATTTTGGCGGAAAATTTTTAAGCGGTATTTGTAAAATCAAAGTCATTTTTGGATTAGGGTGATGTCTCCTTCTTCATCATCACCATCTTCTCCTACTTTGAATACTAATAGTTCATCACCATTCTGTACCTCTGACATCTCAGGGTGTACAGGTTTGCGTGGTCTATCTACATACTTGTCCATCTCTTTAAAGACGTAACCCATAGACCTCCACATAAATGCAAAGGCAGCACCTGCTGTCAGGGCAAAACCTATGCCGAATATGAATATGGTTATGTCGTTCATCGGAACAGTTTTTGGATTGGTACTTGTTTTAGTTTGTCAAAGACATCACCTTCTACTCTCTCTACAATCTTGTCTAGTAAATCTATATCAATCTCCATGAATGGTGGAACGATACCTAATAATCTAAGTAACCCATCTACAAATAAAGCAAGAGCAGTGAATCCTAATATCATACTGATAACAGTAGCATCACGATTATGCTTTGCCATTGATGCTTCATCAATTTTTCTTGCTTCATCAATAGCGTACTTGATTAAAGCGTCCACCTCTGCCTTGGTATATGTATCTTTACTCATAGGGATTCTAATAACCTCGGTAAGGGGGAACTCTTTAAGTATCATTTCCACCATATCTTACCCCCCATCAACTTGACATCCTATCAACGCACCACTGACAACACCTAATGGTATTGACCATCCCATAGCATCTTTTTCAGACATTGCTGCTGCAGCACCACCACCTAAGATTGCTCCTAAGAATGAACCTTCTTCACATGAGTTTAGATCAGGACCAGTATGCTCTGGGTTAGTTTGAGGACCATAGTCAGGATAAGAAGGTCTGTATGGTCTGTGTCCTAATGTCCAACATGGGACTTCTTCTGTATCGTAATAACGATTAATATATCCTTCACCATAATGACTTCTATGTGGTGGGATATACTCTTCTCGCATAACTTTTTTATAACAGGACTGAGTAGTAGTGTGACCTACTGGCCTATAGTAGTAATCCCCTGCCATTGCAGCAGGGGATGTTAATGCGAGTATGGTTGCTAGTGCAATCTTCATTCTTCCTCAGCAAGTTTTGAAAAGTAACTAAGAGCATCTTCTTCATCCTCTACAGGTGAAGAGGCAACTGCTTTTTCTCTGAAGTTAGATACTTCAGCACCCCAAGATGGAGTCTTACCTTCTGATAAATCTTCAAGTGATTCATCTACAGGTGTAGGAATAGGAGCAGCATGTAGTCCTAGTACAAGATCTAGACGATCCTTAAGTTTCTCATATGACTTGAAGTTTTTAGGTGCTTCAAAGTCAGCGAGTGAGTATGCTTGTTTCCAGATTGATTCTAGTTTAGCATCATCATTAAGGAGAGGTTTAGGTGCTGCGAACTCTGACTTGTCATAGTTCCAATAACCATCAACCTTTCTGATCTTTAACTTAAAGTCAGCACCTTCCCAGAAATTGAAGGGATCTAATGCTTTCTCGTCAGCAAATGCAGGTTGCATTGCTTCAACAAGTTTGTCAAAAATCTTCTTACCATACTTATAAAGGAATACCCTTCCTTCATTCTCTGGGTGTGTGGGATCAG